ACAACCGCCATCATCGCCAAATTTGAATTGGTGAGGCTTGCGGGTAGAGCCGTGCCAGAAGCGGCCCCAACGTTGGCACTCCGGATGCGCGACGACAGGCCATGGACCTGCATAGAGGCGCGCGTCACGCGCTTTGTCCCACGGCTCAACGTCGCTAAGACCAAAGTAGACCCCTCCGGTTTCGACAAAGAGAGCGGCAATCAACATCTAGTCCTCATGGGCGAAAACCGGATAGGCATGGGGAAAAGATCGGGGGCGGGCGGCGCCTGGCGGACGGGCAGCGCGGGCAGGACGGGGGCATCGCCCCCGAACAAGTCGGCTTGCATGCGGTGCATCCTTGCGGGGTGATCATGGCGCCAGCCAAACGGCGTCGGCTTTGACGTACAGCGCGCCCTTCCACGTGAGATAAACCTCCCAGCCGTTCACGAGTGCGCGGTCCGGTCGCGGAACTCCCCACACCAGGCATCATCCCGCATCACCGGGAACTGGGTGAAGGTCTGGAGCTTCATCACGGCCTGCATGCCCTTCGGGGTCATGACCTGCCCGGGCACCGAGAGAAAGCCGACCTGCGGCGGCATGCGGCGGCATACCAGGTCTTGCTCCTCCTTGACGGCATAGTGGCAGGCGGCACACGCCCGCTCCCGGTGCTTGAACGGCACGAGAGCCGAGGCCAGCCTGGAGTCTATCGTCTCATCGTCCATCGGACTCACTCCTCCTTGCGCCTGTAGCTATATTCGAACTCCCCCTTCGGCGACAGCCACAGATAGCCACCGGCATACGCCACGGCATACCAACCAACTTTCGCCCTGGCAGCCATCGCTTCCAAAGTCGGGATGAACGGTTCCTCAACGCCATCTGGAGCGACGAACAGAGCCGCACCAACGCCGCCTGCTGCCGGAGCGATGCGGACAATCGGCGTCGCGTGAACGATCCTGTGTGATTGGTAGCGAGGCCATTTCGACATGTCATTCTGTCCCCGTTCAGTACCCCGTCGTGGTGTTTCTGCGGCCAGAGGCGTGTTGCTCTTCCATCTGCCCGTGATTGTTCCTCGGCGTTATCAGCCCGGCACCGAACAGGCGCGTCGCCCCGTAAGCCAGCGCATCGGCGGGGTTCGACCAGATGTTCTTCTCTGGCTCGTTGGTGTAGCGCTCGCCGCTGATCCGTAGCCGACGGAAGTGGTAGCCGCCGAGGAGCGCCCGCCGCGTCTGAGTGCATCGCGGGTGAAGGACGAACTGCGGTCTGCCATCGATCAGGGTGCGCAGCGGCTTGCGAACGCTCTCCAGCCGGATCGAGAGCGTCTGGATCGCCGGTTCGATCGGGATCCCCTTGGACTGGATGATCTGGAAATAGGTTCGCTTGTCATGGCCGGCCGGGTTCATGCCAGCCGGGTCGCCGACATCCCAGAACTCGAACTTGGAGCCTGGGTAGAAGCGGGCCGAGTGCTCGATCACATCGTCCGAGAAGGCATCGGCGCCCATCGCCGTTCCGACGCGCTCATCGAACACGATCCACTGGCCCCGCGGCGTGATCTGGGAGAAGACGCACGCCGGGTTGAGCCCTGTGCAGTCCCAGCTTCGCACGATGGGCTGCGACTCCACCGGCCGCGGCATCTTGTCGGCATCGGTGGGGCAGTGGAGCGCATCGCTGTACTCCGGCCACACCGCCTTGCCGTCCACCATGAAACCGTATTGGCCATCGACATAAATCTTGATCCACTCCGGCGACTTCCCGACCGCCAGAAGCTCATAATAGCCGTCCTGGAGGTTCCTGAGATTCTCCGCCTGCGGCGACCGGCCCGACGGCTGCTTGAATATCCGCCGGTAGGTTTCTACCGTCATGCCCGGTATCCGCTTGGCGACCGCGGCAACCGCCTCAGTCAGGTCCGCCGTCTCGAAGAACTTGTACCAGTCCGACTCAACGTCCGGCGCGTTCGTGTCCATCCAGAGGCCACGCCAGAACGGCCCAACGTCGGCCCGACGCGGGTAGCGGCCGACACGCCCCTGAAGCGCCTCTACCACCCCCCAAGGTATCTCCCGCGCTTCGTTCACCCACGCACCTGTCAGTTCCAGCGACAGCAGGTCGGCCACCTGGTCCTCGCGATCCAGCGCGCGGAACATCACCTCGATGACCGACCCTCTGTCGTCTCCCTCGGCTTTCAGCGCCTTGATCGTGTAATCGTGGCGCGACGGAACCCAATCCCCATACGTGATGGGCGGAAACCATTGCAGGAAAGTTCGTTCCGTTGTATCTTCAAGTTGTTTGTTCGTATTGCGAACGACTGCGTAGCGGCTTCGTCTCACGCCATCCGGTCCGGGCGGCACGGCGATACCACGCTGCCCAATCTCGATTGTGCAGGCCGAACTCTTTGCACTTCCGAACGGACCCATCAGGCCGCGAATGAACGCATCGCAGTCGAAAAAACTCTGAATGGTCGGCATGTCGCGGCAGTTGTAGATCATCAGGCTGCCGACAGTGCGGCCTCCACTGCCTCGTAAGTGATCATGTCGAGCATCGCATGACGCTGAATGGCTGGGGTTCCACTGAACTCAGTGCGCGGCCGTACGGTGACCTTCTGCCCCAGCCAGATCAAATCCACTGGCCGATCCGTCCCATTCCGACAGAAAAATGATCCATCCACGGCAACCCTCACCACAATCCCAGGCGCCTCCACCTGAATCAGTGTCAAGGGCTGACTTTCGCGTAGCATCATCCATGCGCCGGCGGATGGTGGGCATGGCCGGGGTGATTGGCACTTCCGATGCCTGGGTACTTGCGATGCACCGCGGCCCTGACCTTGGACTTCTCGGCCGGGGAGCCATGCTGCGAAACCCGTGCGAGGGCGTTGCGTGCGTGATTCGGGTCGTTCAAGGGATATCGCCGGCCGGGTAGGGCGAAATCGCCCCTCGGGAGCGCCTTGCGTGCCTTCGTGGTCAGCTTCGCCATAGTCCCTCCGCTCAGCCCCTTCGGCTCGGTCCCGGTGGTGATGGGCACGTCAACTCCCATCGTTTGTGAACATATCCAACGGCTTCGGCCTCGCTGCCAGCGTCCGGGCGGCTTTCTGCGCCGCAATATGGGCATCATACAGCGCGTGATAGGCCGGATCATCACTGACCTGACTGGCTGGATGATAAGCCAGCGGCGCATTCGGTGGTGTGTTGGCGAACTGCGATGGATCGGCCATCAAAACCACTCCTATCCGCGGCCCGGCGGCTTGTGCGACCGGCCGGCGCCGAGCTTGCCGTGGACCGTCGCCAGAAACGCCTCTTCCTTGCGCATGGCCTCGATCACAGCCGGCGAGGTGACGCCCATCTGGGTGTCGATCCGCTGCTTGATCGTCATCGGCACCGGATCGGCGGAGTCCAGGTTCCAGTTTCCGTCATCGCCTGGATGCTTGGCGCCCTTAGCCATAGATCAGTCCTCCAACGGCATGATGGGCCGAAGCTGCGGCCGATCGGACTGGCTGGCCGGCCAAGGGTGGCCGGGACGCCCGGGCACGATCTTCCTCACCACCTGGAGCGGCCCGTTGTCTGGCGCCGGCGGCTGGTAGGCGTAGTCCGAGTCGGTCGGAAAGTCCTTCGCCATCGGTCAGTCTCCCGTCTTTCCCGTAGCCCCGCCGGTGGCCGCAGATTGGGCAAGGGTACCGGCCGTTGGGGGCTGGAAAGGCGCGGCCGGCGGCTTCGTCACCGCCGGCGTTGCCGATGCTGCCCCGGATGGTGCTGGGGGTGAATTGGTTGCCGGCACCGATGCGGCGTTCGGCTGCTGCGGAGGCTGTGATGGCGTGGGCGGAGATTTCACCACGGCACGCGCGGCGGCGAGCTCGGTGGTCAAGGTCGCGACCTGGCTTGCGCTCGCTTTCGAGGCCCTGAGTGCGGCATCGCGGTCGCCGGTCAAGGTAGCGATCTCATCCGCCAGTGCCTTCACCTCGGCTACCGCAGCGTCACGCTCGGCCGACAGGTCGCCCATGGCCTTGAGTTGGGCAGACTGAGTGCTGTTGAGACCGTCGATCGTCTTATGGGCCGCAGCCTGATCGCGCTGCCCATCGGCAAGCTGCGCCTGCAGCAGGCTGACATGCGAAGTCGCCGATTTCAGCGCTTCTGCCTGCTTCCCTGGGTTTTCGGCCGCGATGGTCTGCGCCGTCACCGTCGCGGCGGCAAAAGATTGCGCGGCCGGCTGGTCAAGACCGAACTCGGCGATCGCAACGGATACAAGCGCTGGCTCCAGCGCGGCGACGCTCATCGCGGTCACCCTCCGCACCACGTAGCCACGATGGATGAACGCCACCACGCCGCCGCCGGCGACAGTCTCGACGGTGACGCTTGGAGCAACCGCCGTCACGGCCTATTTGCCCCGGCCAGCGCGGGGCTTGCCGCCAGTGTGCGCGGCGCCGCCGATGTGGTGCGGTCGCGTTCCCTTCGGCACCTGGTGGTGATGGACCTGGGAGTGGGTATGCGGGCCATGATGCGAATGGGCCGTCGCGTGCATCTGATAGTCACCCTGATACAGCGGGGGCGGCCCGGCGCGGTCTTGGTCATGCAGGTGAACGCCGTCGTGCGGCATGTGCTCGCCCTGATTGTGCGTGATGTGCGTACCCGGCAGCGGCCCGACGCCGAAAGTCTCCTCCGGCATGGCACCGCCGCCCTGCCCCATGCGCTGACGCTGGCGGATGGCGCCGGCTTCCTTGCCGATATCGTGGCCTGGGGCGTGCATCGCAGACTCGGACATATTGCGTCTCCTGGCCCGACGCTGGACATCAAGCGCGATGGCCACCGCCTGCCGCTGAGGCTTGCCGGCCTCGATCTCGCGCCGGATGTTGGTAGATATTGCCCCACGGGAGGCTGACTTCACAAGGGGCATCAGATGGCTGCCTTGAACCGCTTGGCATGGTACCGCTCCCGAGCACGCCGGTTGCGCACAACGCGCCCCTCCTCGGTTATGGCTACCTCTTGATGCAGCCGAACAGCCGCCGCTCTATCGAAGAGCTCAAGGCTGCTCGCTTGAAGAATATCAATAGCCTTCAAAGGGCCAAGCAAACCAACGCCATATCGGGCATAAGCCATCATCCCCTCCCCTTCAGGTCGTGGATCGCCAGCATCACCCGCTTGCCAGATTGCATGTGCTCATGGCGCACCGCGACAAC